ATACATTAGGAGAAATTTATTTAGCATTAGCTGGTGATTCAGTTTGTGTTGAAAAAGCACCATCAGACACTATAACATTATCTGCTGGTAAAGTTAGTGCTGTCGGTTCTCCAAGAAGTTAATATACAAAATGTCAAACACATCAACTTTTATATCAAAAGGTGTTGTAGGCAATTTGACAACTTTGTCATCATCTTTAAACTTAACTAGTTTTTTCGGCGGCGGAGCCGGCAGTTATCTAGTAGAAGTTGGTAAATTTAATTATGACGCATACGGTTACGGGATTGCATTTAGACAAGATGGCGGGCCAATTGATGATTATATTAATGCTGTAATTTCTTCAGGTATTAGAGATTGGACTTTTACTCCTTCAAGTGGTACTCCTTTTACAAGATCATTATTAGCTCCAACATCACAAACTTCTATTGCACCAGCTGATGCGAGTGCGAATATTTGGGTTCTTAACACAGCTGATTCTCTTTCATTACAAGGCACTGGTCCTGATCAACTTAATGTTACTACATTTACAGATGGTACTTCTTTTAATATAAGTGCTGGTACTATTGCAGGTGTTACTAATACTGTTAACAGAGCTCGTTTTGTGCATTGTACAGCAACATCAAATGCAACCACAATACGTGTAATAAATGAAAGTAATACAATTTTAGGAGAATTATATTTACATAGTATTGGAGATTCAATAACTATTGAAAAATTTGCAAGTGATTCTATTTCACTTATAAGTGGTGGTGTAAAAGCCCATGCTGTAGGATCGCCGAGAAGTTAATATTTGTATAAATAGTAAGTAACTAAGAGGGAAAAATGAGACTTATAAGAGAAGAAATAAACGACGCTCAATATATCATAGAAGAAGTTGATGGCGGTAAGAAAAACTATTCAATTAAAGGTATCTTTTTACAATCAGAAATTAAAAATCGTAACGGTCGTGTCTATCCTGCTGACGTTCTTCAAAAAGAAGTTACAAGATACAATAAAGAATTTATTAATAAAAATAGAGCTTTCGGTGAATTAGGACATCCAGAAGGACCGGTTGTTAATTTAGAGAGAGTGTCTCACATGATTAAAAAATTGTATCCAGATGTAAAAAACTACATCGGAGAAGCAAAAATTATGGATACTCCATACGGTAAGATTGTAAAAAATCTTATTGATGAGGGTGCTCGTTTAGGAGTATCATCAAGAGGTATGGGTTCCTTAGTACAAAGAAATGGTCACAATTATGTTGGTAATGACTTTTTCTTAGCAACGGCCGCTGATATCGTGGCAGACCCTAGTGCTCCAGATGCTTTCGTAGAAGGTATTATGGAAGGAAAAGAGTGGGTTTGGAATAACGGAATCCTTGTGGAACAAGACGTTGCTGCTTGGAAACAAGAGTTAATTAAGACTAAACGAGTTGAATTAGCTGATAAAAAAGCAAAGATTTTCGAAGATTTTTTAAAGAAATTGTAATAGAAATTCAAATTATTATAAATATCATTATTAAAGAGAGAAAATTTAATTCGAATTAAATAAACAAGGAGAGTTCTCAAATGGCTACAGAAAAAAATGTAGAAAATAAATCAGTAATTAGTGAAGCAGAAGCTGTAACTATACCTGATGCTCCGAAGAAAAATGCTGTAGCAGCTGAACCTACTCATCTTAAAAATGATGCACAGGATTTAGGCGCTGCCGTAACAAGTCCATCGGACACACTTCCGGATTCTACAAAAAACAATAAAAAAGTTTCTGACGCTGTTAATGCTAAAGCTGCAGATGTTGACGCTAGTAAAAAACCAGACACAGAAGCTGGTGTTACTAAAGTTGCAACTCCAGGTCAAACATTAAAAGTGGAAGAAAAAGAAGAAACTATTGATGTTTCTGATGACGTTAAAGCGTTAATCGGAGATGAAAAATTAACTGAAGAATTTAAAGTTAAAGCTGCTACTATTTTTGAAGCTGCCGTTAAGTCAAAACTTAAAGGTATGAAAGAAAAAATGGAAGGCGATTATTCTAAAAAACTTAAAGAATCAGTTGATACTACAAAAGCAGAACTTGTTGAAAAAGTTGATTCATACTTAAACTACGTTGTTGAAGAATGGATGAAACAAAACGAGTTAGCGATTGAAAGAGGTATCAAAGGCGAAATCGCTGAGGACTTTATTAGTGGTCTTAAAAAATTATTTGAAGATCATTACATTAATGTTCCAGACGAAAAATATGATGTATTAGAAGATCAAGCTTCTAAAATCGAAGAGCTTAACAAGAAATTGAACGAGCAAATCGAGAACAATGTAAAACTTAATTCTGAAATTGGTAAATTAACTAAGAAAGAAATTCTTGGTGAAGTTGCTGCTGATTTGGCAGATACTAATAAAGAAAAGTTTGCAAAGTTAGCTGAAGAAATTGAATATTCTAATGCTGATGATTTTAAGAAAAAAGTATCGACTATTAAAGAGTCATACTTTAATTCAACAAAAGAAATTTCATCTAAAAATGAAATAGATAACGTTGCCGAAGGCGAGACTACAGATAATGTAGATTTGTCAAACGCTATGACTGCTTATACGGCCGCTATCAGTAAAACAAAGAACTCAATTAATTTGAGTTCAAAAAAATAAACAGGGAGAATAAAAAAGATATGTACTTATCTGAACAACTAGTTAAAAAATGGCAGCCAGTTCTTGAACATCCTGAACTCCCAAAAGTAACGGATAGTTATAAGAAGGCGGTCACAGCTGTAATCTTGGAAAACCAAGAGAGAGCTATTAAAGAAGATAGAGCATTTATGTCTGAGTCTGCTCCGCAGAACTCAACAGATTCATCTTACGTTCAAAATTGGGATCCGATTATGATCTCTTTAGTAAGAAGAGCAATGCCAAATCTTATCGCATACGACATTTGTGGTGTGCAACCAATGACTGGTCCAACTGGACTAATTTTCGCTATGAGAGCAAAATACGCTTCTCAAGCTGGAAATGAAGCATTATTCGCAGAAGCTAATACAGAGTTTTCTGGTTCAAATGCTGCTCAGTCAACATCAAGTGGATTCTCACCAGCTCAAGCAGGTGTTAATCCATCTATATTAAATGACAGCCCAGCTGGTAGTTATACTTCTGGTACTGCTATGCAAACATCAAGAGCGGAAGCTTTAGGTGATGCTGCAGGAAATAGCTTCTCTGAAATGGCGTTTTCAATCGAGAAATCGACTGTAACTGCTAAATCAAGAGCGTTAAAGGCTGAATACACTATGGAATTAGCACAAGATTTAAAAGCTATCCATGGTTTAGATGCTGAGACAGAACTTGCAAACATTCTATCTGCTGAAATCCTTGCGGAAATCAACAGAGAAATTGTAAGAACTATCTATATCAATGCTGAAAAAGGTGCTTCTGCTAACACAGGAACTGTAAATACAACAACTGAAGGTGTTTTTGATTTAGACACAGACTCTAACGGAAGATGGTCAGTTGAAAGATTTAAAGGTCTTATGTTCCAAGTAGAAAGAGAAGCTAACGCTATTGCAATCAGAACTCGTAGAGGAAAAGGTAACATCTTGATTACATCAAGTGATGTTGCTTCTGCTTTACAAATGGCTGGTGTATTAGACTACGCTACATCTTTAAACAACAACTTACAAGTAGATGACACAGGTAACACATTTGCTGGAATCCTAAATGGAAGATACAAAGTTTATGTAGATCCATATTCTGCAAACCAAGCTGCGTCTAACTACTTCGTAGTAGGATACAAAGGTTCATCTCAGTATGATGCCGGAATATTCTATTGTCCATACGTTCCACTACAAATGGTGAGAGCAGTAGGTCAAGACACGTTCCAACCAAAAATTGGATTCAAGACACGTTACGGAATCCAAGCTAACCCATTTGCTGAAGCTAGTGCATCATCTACTCATGCTCAGATTAATGGTGCTGGTGCTGCGAACAGCAACAGATACTACAGACGAGTAAAAGTAGCTAACTTGATGTAATATCAGTTTGTCTTACGACAAATAATTAAAGGGAGGCACTAAAAACGCCTCCCTTTTTTTTTGGCCAAAACTCAATATAAATATTAATATGACAACTATTAACTCTTTTTCCAGACAGCCTAAAAAAATAGATTATGCTAGTCCTACACAATTTAAATTTAATATACTTAAACTTCCTACTGTTGAATATTTCTGTACAAGTATTAATGTACCAGGTGTTGCTTTAGATTTTGTAGAACAAAAAACTACACTTAAAAACATACCAATTCCAGGCAATAGATTAACATATAACGATTTAACAATGTCTTTTTTAGTAGATGAAAATCTTACCAATTACCAAGAAATTCATGGTTGGTTGACTGGTTTAGGTTATCCAGAAGATAACAGTCAGTTTGCAAACATGTCAAATGCTGGTTCTGATAGATTTCCAACAAGTGCAAATAAAGGTATTAGTACAGAACCAGGACAAGTTAATTTTGGTGCTTCCAGTGCTGGTTCAACTGTATCTGATGCAACTCTTATGATTTTAACAAATAAGAACAATCCGGTGGTGGAGGTGCGATTTAGAGACGTATTTCCAGTGAGTTTAAGTGGTCTTGCTTACAATCAACAAGCTACGGATATTCAGTACTTAACTGCTGAAGTTACATTTAAATACTTAATATATGATTTTGCAGCTGTAAATTCTTCAACAACAACTACAACTATTACTTAAACTTTATATAATAGGTTGATTTTATAATGATTTTGTGATATATTATTATTATGGATTTAGAACAATTACAATTAGAAGCAGACAAAGATTTAAAAATAAACGATATCGAATTAGATATTGAATCTTTAAAAACACCAGCTCTCCATAATAAATGGATGAAACATTATAGTAAATTTAAATTAATGTTAATTAAAGCTGAAGATGAATTAAAAATACTTAAAAGAGATAAATGGGAATACTATACTGGTAAAGCAGACCCATCAGTTTATCAGGTCAAACCTTTTAACTTTAAAATATTAAAAACAGACATTGACAAATACTTAGATGCTGACGAAGATATAATGAAGATAACACAAAAAATTGCATACTTATCAACAATTGTAGATTTTTTAGATAGAACAATTAGAGTAATAGTTAATAGAACTTATATAATTAAAAATGTAATTGAGTGGAAAAGATTTACTTCTGGTGCGATATAAATAAATAAAGGATACATTATGCAACTAAAAAATTCTTATTATTATTTTAAATCTGCTCTTTCGCCAGAATTATGTAAAAAAATTATAGATCATGGCCTTAAAATATTAGACGAAAATAAAAAAAAAGGTATAGATACTTCTGCTGTTACTTTTGGTAATAATCATAAACAAGTTAATACAAAAGCAACTGCTCAAGAAGATAAAACATTAGAAGATTTAGTAAAAGAGACAGGTAAACAACCACAAGAATTAGAAAAAGAACGTTATGTAAGAGATAGTGAGGTATCTTGGTTTAGCGATAAATGGATATATGATATTGTTCATCCTTATTTAAGAACTGCAAACAACAATGCTGGTTGGAAATATCAATGGGATCATAGCGAGGCTTTTCAATTTACAATTTATCATCCAGGAGGATTTTATGGTTGGCATACTGATGGTCAATCAGACCATTATGGCGCATATAAAAGATATATACCAGGAGTTACTCCTATTTCTTCTGATGGAAAAATTTCTAAAATATATACAAAAAATAAAAATTTAATAGGTAAAGTAAGAAAACTCAGTATGACAATTAATTTAAATGCTCCAGGTGAATATGAAGGTGGTAATTTAAAATTTGATTTTGGGCCACATGCCTCAGGAAAAAGATTTCACGAATGTGAAGAAATACGACCGCAAGGTTCTATTATTGTTTTTCCTTCATATATATATCATCAAGTAACACCTGTAACAAAAGGTACTAGATATTCTTTGGTTTTATGGTCTGTAGGAAATCCTTTTATATAAAATTGTATGAATAATAATATAATATCAAATTGGAATGTTTTAACAAAAGAACAACAAGAACAAGCATTAAAGTTATTAGAAAATACGTCTGTTGATAATAATTCTATCATCAATATTAGTTCTGCCACAGCTGCCAAAGATTTTTTTAACAAAAATCATTGGGTTAAAATAGAAAGTTTTATTGACAAAAATATGGCAAACTTTTTATATAATTATGTTATTTTAGAAACAGCAAGATTAAATTATATTGAAGAAACTCAAGGCAAAGGTAATTACGATATTGATTTTTGGGGAGAATTTGATGATTTTCAAGCATTAGGAGATTTTAGTAAATATGGAGACCTTACTTTTGATACTTTATTAAATCAGTCTTTAAATAAAATGGAATTAATTGTTGGTAAAAAATTAATACCTACTTATTCTTATCACAGACTTTATACAACAGATACAGAATTGGTAAGACATAAAGACAGACGTAGTTGTGAAATATCTACGACACTATGTTTAGGTTATGATAATTCAAATGTTGATAATAAGAAATATCCCGATTGGAATTGGCCTATGTTTGTAGGACCAGGAACAGGAGAAGAAGGAACAGAAGGTATACCAATTCATATGAAACCAGGTGATATGTTAGTTTATCGTGGTTGTGAAATAGAACATTGGAGAGAACCATTTTGGGGAATAAATCATGCACAAGTATTTTTGCATTATAATGAAAAAGATGGAAAATATAATAACTTATACGATGGTAGACCACTTTTAGGACTTGGCACAAAATATAAATCAAATATTGTCATATAAAAAATCATAATTTGTCTATAAAAATTATCAAAAATGACTCTCACAAAATACATTATTATAGATAAAAAGAACGAAGTATATCTTAAAATAGAAGCAGAAGATTCTATTCGTAGAGATTTGTCTGAATATTTTACATTTGAAGTTCCTGGTTATAAATTCACACCACAATTTAGAAATCGTTTTTGGGACGGTAAAATAAGATTGTTCTCTTACGCAACTGGCCAAATATTTGCTGGCCTTTATCCATATATTGTTAAATGGTGTCAAGATAATAAAATACAAATTGTAGATGGTACAAAAATAAAAGATGTAGATGTTGATAAAACATTGGTGAATAAATTTGTATCTGGTTTAAAGATACCAATGGAAATAAGAGATTATCAAAAAGAAGCCTTTATACATGCGTTACAAAAAAGTCGTTGTTTGTTATTATCGCCTACAGCATCTGGTAAATCATTAATAGTTTATCTATTAGTTAGGTTTAATATATTAAGATTAAAAGATAAGACAAATAATAAAATATTAATTATAGTTCCTACTACATCATTGGTTGAACAATTATTTAAAGACTTTAAAGATTATGGTTGGAATCCTGATAAAAATGTTCATAGAATATATCAAGGCCACGATAAAGAAACAGATAAAAATGTAGTTATATCAACTTGGCAGTCTGTTTATAATTTACCTAAAAAATGGTTTAAATCATTTGGTGTAGTGATAGGTGATGAGTGTCATTTATTTAAGGCCGTTTCTTTAACTAAAATAATGACTAAACTGGAAGATTGCAAATATAGAATAGGTCTTACAGGTACTTTAGATGGTACTAAAACTAATAAACTTGTATTAGAAGGCCTTTTTGGTGCAGTTAATAAAGTTACATCTACTGCTGAATTACAAGAAAGAAAACAATTGGCCGATTTAAAAATTATATGTTTAGTATTACAACACGATCAATATTCAAAACATTTTTTAAAAGATAAAAGTTATCAAGAAGAAATGGATTTCTTAGTATCTAATGATAGAAGAAACAAATATATTCGTAATTTGTGTTTAAATTTGGAAGGTAATTCTTTAGTATTATTTCAATATGTAGAAAAACATGGTGTTATATTAAAACAACTTATAGAAGATAAGGCCGACGATAGAAAAGTAT